TTCTCCTTTTGTATTGGAATTAATAATATAACAGATAAAATAAGGGGTGTCAAGAATTATTTCTTACCCAATTGATAATTTCCATCAATTGTTCTCGGGTAAGTTGTTGAATTGTGGGAGCGCCTTTCTGACCAAAGCGGGGTAAAAGCTCTGGTGGAACCTCGACATCGCCCTTGGCTGTTTTAACTGTTTGTGGGCTGGCTGGGAACTTGTCAGAGGGTACACTTTTCTTAAGTTTTTGTTGGAATGCCTCAACATCAAAAACAATTTGGAGTGCGTTTTGTACGGTCTTCGGTAACTCTTTTTCGTTTTCGTCAGCCCAGAGCGCGTATTCAACAAGGTCTGTGATTTGATCGCCATAATCAGCAACGCCCTGATCCTGAACATACTCAAGTGCTTTTAAAACTTCTCTGCCGGTTGGATTCTGCGGATCTCTCTCAGAAACCCAGGCTTGGAGCTTTTCTTTTGCGTCATCAAGAATTTGTTTTGCGCTCTCCCAAGTCACGCCCTCAAATGGGTTCCACATTTCTTTAGGTTTATCTTTGCCCTTGGGATCTTTTAGTTTCATCTTGCGCTGTCCCAGGATGCCTAAGTCAAATGCGATCTCACCATATCTTGGATGCTTTTTATTCATAATCCTGCGATACTCGCCGGTATTAACATTGTAAAGGTTTGGGTAAGGATTATCATTTAAAATTGTGATACCTCGCTCACCTTCCATTTGTGCGTAGGTGCCTTGGTCTACAACATTTCTTTGATAATCGTTTGTAACTTTTTGGGCGATTTCACTTCCAACGGTTCTGTCTCTATACTGATCTGTCTCAACTGAAAACTCTGGTGGAACATTAATGGTGAACACGGCAACATCGTATCCAATATCAACGAGTTGGCGCATGATTTGCTTCATTTTCTTAGGGTTTTCGCCCGTGGTGTCAAAAAGCAACGGAAGTGCCTGATTAATCTTTCGTTTTGTTTTATCGGACACGGCTTGTTGGAGAAGCTTTCTAACTTCTTGCTTCTGATCGTATTCCTCGCCTGAAGGTGGGTCTTGGAATTTGAGCGTAAGTCCAAACTTTGGGAAAACCTTTTCGACAGCATCATCTGTGTTGATTTGGACAAAACTTTGAGGCAAGCCCATAAAGTCCTTCATAAATGTTTTTCCTGAGCCTGCTGGACCAAGAATAAAGAATGCCTTAAATGGGTGCTCTACTTGTTTGATTCCGCTCTGAAGAGCTTCTTGCAGCTTCACCTCTTGGATGAGCTTTCGCAAGTCATCAATATTCATAATAAAGTTTCCTTGGTAATTTACTATAAATAGTTTTTATAATATCATTATAACAAAAAACCGTGGGAACTTCCACGGTTTTTGTTTTTTTAGGAGATTTGTTTTTTCAAATTATTTGTTTGAAAGTCTTGCCACAACGCGACGAAGAACTTCGCTAACGAGATCGTCATTGTTGGACTCATCAAGTTCTTCTTCGTCTTTAGCGTGGCGCTTGGCAGCGTGTTTATGCTCTTGTGCGAGCGATGCGTTAGTAACCTGAATGTCCTCGAAAGCAACATTCTCAAGAACGGTGCCATTCTTTAACTTCATGTCGTAATGGGTAACGCGACCCTCTTTTTCGCTCCAGTTGTGACCAACGGCTTCAGCCATGTGAATTTTGCCTTCGTGATGGACACCGCCGTGGTGAACACAGTAGTGGTTGGGAGCAAAAGCACTGTCTTCTTCCATATAGCGCATGCCTTCGGGATCGTCGTCACCTGCTGGGGGTGCTGGCTCATCACCCATTTCAAGGTCCATCTCTTCATCGTCACCCATTTCAAGATCCATTTCTAAGTCTTCACCACCATCGGTTTCAACTTCAATTGGCTCTTCAAGGTCAAGTGCTGAGGAAAGCTCTTGTGCGACTGCGCGAACAATATCTGCTGCGAGATCTTCTTTTTGTTCTGGACTTAAATCTAAATCACCTCCTTCATCGGAAGCATCCATTTCTACGTCCATCTCTAAACCATCTTCTTCGTGGCGCTCACCATCGGGGTGCATGCCCTCTTCCACTTCTTCATCGTCGTCGTGACGACCACCATCGGGGTGCATACCCTCTTCCACTTCTTCTTCTTCACGCTCGCCGTGGGGCTTTCCGTACATTCCCTCGCCAATGGCGGGAATACCTGCAAGACCTTGGAAGCGGCGGATCTCGTTTTCAGAAAGTAATTTCTTTTTGCTCATAATAAAATCTCCTAAATGCGTTATTTGAGTGCAAAATAATCACTTATAATTAGATTGTCAAAGAACAAAAAGAACAAAATTACAGAAGTTTCTTTAATTTAGCTAATGCTGCCTTCTCAAGCTGCTGTGCTCGGGCGGTGGTTACACCGAGGCGTTCTGCTACCTGGCGAAGTTTCATCGGTCCATTTTTGTCAACTGCGATGTTAACACAATTTAAATCTTCCTCAAAGTCAATCCAATCTCGGCAATCTGAGACGGGGCAAGATACTTTAAGTTCACAACATTTCTTAGCGCATTCAATCATAAGTCTGGGTGTTCCTGTGCGATAACATCAAAGATGTCATCAAGATCTCCCTCGTTGATACCAAACATCGACGAGAGTTCTTTTCCTTTTTCTTTTAGTTTGTCTGATTTAGCATGGCGCTTTGACGATTTGATTTTGCTGTTTCGCAACTTCCACTCGTTAAACCACGCCATAAATTGAGCATCCTCTTCTAAGAATGCTTTAATAATCCCTCGCAAAAAACCTGCTTGGGTCATGCCGTGGTAATGAAGGCGGATCTTCAACTCTACCTTGTGTGATTCAGGTATGTAAGTTTGGATCTTTTCGCCTTTCTCATCCCACTGCTTTTTAGGCATTAGTATCTCCACATAATGTGGGTATTGCTCTCGGCAAGACCTGAAGCGGTCTGGCGGATAAATCGGGCGTTTTCTCGGAGTTCCTGAAGATTGCGAGCACCTGAATAGGAAAGCCCGCTGCGAATGCCGTTTTCAAGCCCTGAGAGAACAGGGAACACCTGACCCTTGTAAGGAATAACTGTTGCCACGCCCTCAAGAGAAGATGTCTTGCCTCGCCAGTCCATCTGAGCGTCCTTGCTTGCCATTCCTCGGTAAGACTTGTATCTTTCGCCGTCCTTAAAGACAATATCGCCTGGTGCCTCATTTGTTCCAGCCAACAGCGAGCCGACCATCACAAAGTCTGCACCTGCGGCAAGAGCCTTGACCATATCACCAGATGTCTTGATTCCGCCGTCAGCAACAATCTTAAGATCAGGGAACTTTTCTTTTACTTTTACACAATCAATAACGGAGGCAAGAGTGGGCATTCCGTGTCCAGTTTGGATACGAGTAGAACAGATAGAGCCTCCGCCGATACCGACACGGACACTATTAACGCCAACGTGTGCAAGAGCGAGGGCTCCTGTGTATGTGGCGATATTGCCAGCCATAATGTGCGCTTTATCTCCAAACGCATCGACAACATTGTGAGCGCCAACATGCATCAAGACATGATCTCCGTGAGCAACATCAAGACAAAGTGTGGTCACACCCGCCTCAATCAGAGCAGCGGCGCGGTCGAGATAATCACCTGTAATTCCAATCGCTGCTCCAACATTTCTCAATCCACCTTCAGAAGCCTTAGCGACCATCTCTGCCTGTTTTTCAATCGTGTTGTAGCGGTGAATAATACCAAGACCACCAAATTCAGCAAGCCTTTCAGCCATCAGACGACCACAAACAGTATCCATCGGTGCTGAGATAATTGGAACACGAAGTTCTAATCCCTCCGACAGTTCTGATGCAAGTGTAACCTCCGTGCGAGATTTAATATCGCTGTACTGAGGCACGAGCAGAACATCATCAAAGGTAATGTGTGTTTCAAAGTTCATCATTTTCTTCCATTGCTTTAAAAAAGTTTGCGATGACCTCCTGGGCAGTATCCCAGCAAGTCGGGCAGTAAAGTCGGACGGGGTTGTCCTCATCTTCTTTGCGAACAACAACATTCCAAGTTGTTGCCATTTCCTTGTCCTTCTTGTCGAACGGACTTTCGCAAGCAGTACATTCTTCTGGCAGCTTGCCAAACATAGCGACCTGGGCTGCTAATTCGTCATTTCCGTCCTTGCGGATTTGTGCTTCTCTCGCACGTCGTTGTTTTCTATTCATCTTCACCTTCAGTGTATACATGTTCTTGTATTCTTTTTTCAGAGATTGAAGTGTAGTGTTCTTCCATGTCAATCCCAAAAAACTTTCTACCCTCCAGCAGAGCCCCAATGCCCGTGCTGCCGCTTCCACAAAAAGGGTCCAAAACTAATTTATCAGGAGGGCAATAAATTTTACACAAATAACTCATTAACGAGATAGGTTTTGGAGTGGGGTGATCGTTATATTCTCCACGTTCTTTGCGGGTAACTCTTGGAGCATAAAAATATTTTTGATGATCTGGCAAAACCTCGCCAATGATATTAGATGGGTATCTGCCATCGGGATTAGCATCAACTTTACCAAACTCTACCCACTCACCGGATTCAACTTTGACCCAACCTTCTTTTTTTGTCTGAATTAGTGATGCCCTGGCATGCTTACCGTCTTTGCCAAAAGATCTTCTTTTTACCCCTTCGGCAACCCACCCGGTTGGAGGTTTGCCATCCCACGGGACTCTAGTTGTCAAGACATCAATTTTTCCGACACCCCATTCCTCAAAATTATTATCGATAGACCCTTTAAAGGGCTTTTGAGCAACAACAATTGGCTCATGAGCAGGCTTAAGCCTATTTTTTTTAGGCATTTTGGTTGTGATCATCCACATGATCTGATCTTGAATATTAAAGCCTGCTTCCTCAACAGCCGTTGCCATTCGATGATAAAGTTGTGGGCTACAGAAGCTCAGGCAAAAAGCCCCAGGCTTAAGAACCCGCATCACCTCTTCCCAAATGCTCACTGATGGCACCGAATGGTCCCAGTGCTCCATCCCCATACCATATGGAGGGTCTGTGATGCAGCTATCAACAGAATTATCTGGAAGCTGCTTCAGGATGTCGAGACAATCGCCTGTGAACAGCTTATACCGCACTTAACACTCCTTTCTCAATCTTACGGCGATGCGGATTCCTAAAGTAGTCAGTACCACCGATGTGTGTCACCATCGGTCGAGTATAATGTCGAATTCCAAAACGATTTGTAAACTTACTATTATATTCTTCATCAAGCCTGCGATGCTCTTGAATCAGTTTTTGAAAGTTTTCATAATCCTCTGCTGGGCACACATCTTCACCAAAATAAATCGTAGTCTCATTGTAGCGCTCTGATGTGAACACATAGATATAGCCTGCTTTAGGGACACCACTATTATACATGGGCGCCTTTGTGCTGCCTTTAACACTCTTGCACTCAATAAAATATGCTTTGCCGTGAAGCTTAACAATGAAATCGGGACTGTCATTCTGCCCACAGGGCTGAAAAATAAATGTTCCTTCATCCATATCGCATGAGTCTGGATTGTCTAGCCAGTTGTCCCGTTGTGCTCTCTTAATCTTGCCCTCGACCTCATAAAGACCATGGGCAACAAAAACATCTCGTACAGCGTCTTCATGTTTTGAGATGTTGTGCACCGCGCCGCTTACAGCTTGATGATTTCTATAATACGGCATTTTGAGTATTTTTTCAAGAATCTTTCGCATCTGTGCTCCCCAAGGCTCCATCGCCTCTGTCGCTAATTGTAATAGGATACCAGCCGTAAAGGTCTGGGTTTTGAGTTTCAAGAGCGCGGAACGAAACAACTGGCGTCATTACGACCTGTGCGATCTTAGTATGTGGCTCAACAACCTGTGGCTCTGTTCCGATGTTATGGAGGTTAACAAACACTTCTCCATCATAGCCTGAATCGACAACACAGGCACCTACAATAAGTGAGCGCTTAGAGGCAACGCTAGAGCGATTCTTAACCTCCAGCATATACCCGTGCGGCACCCCAAACTTAAGCCCTGTGGGAAGGATGACGCTCTGCCCAGGATTGATGGTCACTGGCTCTCGTGCTTTTGGTGAGAAGTAAACATCCAGCCCCGCATCGCTTGGGTTCCCTCGTGTTGGAGGGTGCGAATTAAAGTGGGTTCTGTGATATTCAATAATCACTTATCACCTCGCAAGAAGTTAAACATCTCAACAAGCTCGTCGATATCTTGGTCTGCCTTGAGCATACGATAAGCCTTGACTGCGACAGAAATCTCATCACCTGTAAGCCAGCCCTGCTCTTTGAACTCAGCCTTGAGTTCGCGCTTCTGCTCTGCGTATGGCTCAATAGCATCCTCAATCGCCCTGAGTGAGCGAATGTATTCAAGCACCTTTTGACGCTTTGCTTCTTCTTCTTGGTTAAGTTGTGCTTCCACAACAACATCGTTACTAACAATTGATAGGTCCATTTTTTCTCCTTAATGTTTATACATTATAACTGAGGTATTTTTAATTGTCAAGACAAAAGTCTAAAATTATGTTTTAGTGATCTCGTGCTGAAACCCCACGTTGGGTGCCAGTCAAGCTTTGCCATATATGGGCGGTTAAGATACAGGATATCAAGCTTTGAGTTGACGCCCCAGCACTTAATATTCACAGTTGTGCCGGTATCGTCAATAACCTCAACAACCCAGTATTCTTTATTGTTCTTTGTCTTCCTCGGGACAATCTTGCGAGGGATGAACCAAGTGACACGCAAGTCAGGGTCAAATTCACCAATTGGGGGAATCATATTTTGATACAACTTGTCCATAATATCGTTGTTCATCACCTCGGACATCGGGAAGACGCCTGTAAGCTCAACGGTGTATTGGATAATGTCCTCTTCCTCAAAGTCGCCCTCTGGACGATATAACTCGATATTCTCCTCAAACTTCTTTAGCTTGCGTGGGCGGTCAACAGCAACTGCGGACCAGAAGTGTTTGAGACCGCTGAATCGGTCATCTACAAGACCATTCATCGCACCTGACCGAACAAGGACATCCAAAGCCTTCTTATTAAGCTTGGAATAAACCATATTGTCGTTAAAGATAAAGTCCTCAACTTTTTCAAAGGGTCGATTGTTAACAATCTGTGCAATTGCAGCATCGCCAAGACCCTTGATAGAGGTCAGAGGCTGGATGAGAGTTTCGCCATCTTCGGAGATCTCCCAAACACGACCAGAGGTATTAACATCCAGTTTGCGGATACCAAAGCCGAAGCCCTTAGCAATGTTGATAGCCTTTTCTTTACGGCTTTCGGGCTCTTTGTCCAAGAACGCAGCCATCCATTCTGCGGGGTGATGGTGAGCCAGCCAAGCACATTGGTATGAAAGCATGGAGTAAGACACAGCATGTGACTTATTAAAGCCGTAGCCTGAGAAGTATTCAAACTTATTCCAAATTTCCTCAGCTACATTGTGGCGAATGCCTTTTTCAACACAGCCGGTGATGAACTTAGAATGAATCTTCATCTTAGCCTCGTGACCCTTGCCAGTCCCCTTCTTTGTAAGGAGCTTACGGAGCTTGTTACCTTCGTCAAGGGACAAGTCTTTGCCCAGTTTGTGAGCCAGAATAGCAATCTGCTCTTGGAAGATAAGGAAGCCGTAGGTCTCCTCGGTCACCTCTTGGATAAGCGGGTGGTCATATTTAATATACTGCGGGTGCTCCTTTGCCTCCACATACTGGTCATCAACCTTTGCCGACAGCGGACCTGGACGGAAGATAGATGTGATGGCGGAGATGTCCACAATACTTGTGGGTTTTGCTCGCTGACAGAAGCCCTGAGCGCCTTTCTCTGTAAACTGGAAAATACCAGCCCACTTGCCTTCGTGGAAGATGTTTTGATAGACTTCTTGGTTGTCCAGATTAATAATATCCGGGTGCAGATGTCTATCGTAATAATCTTTTACATCGCTGAAGGTTGGCTCTTGGATATTATGTTCTCGCTTCAAAATATGGCGGATAGCGCCATCAATCATGGCAAGCGTGGAGAGCCCAAGAATATCGAACTTAATAAAGCCCATGGGTTCCAAGTGGCGGACATTCTGCCCCTCTGCCCAAGGTGTCTGACGGACACCCTTTGAGTTAATCAGCGGCATCCAGTTATCAAGGTTTTCACCGACCACAACACCGCCTGCGTGACGGGAACAAGAGCGCACCTGTCCGTAGAGCATGTCAATATGATTAGCAATATTCGTGTACTTGCTCAGAAACGCCTGGAGGGTTGGAGAATATTCTTTTGTCTCTTCGAACGTAGGCGTATACACACCTGCTTTGATGCCGTGTGCCTTCTTGGCGGCTGGGGTTGCCTCCAAAAGCATCTTGCCTGTAACCTCGTTCACTTCCTTAAACGGAATGCCGTAAAACTTGGAAATGTCCTTGATAAGCGAGCGCAACTGAAGAGTGTTCCAGTTGGAGATAGGAACAACAGTGGTATCGCCCCACTCCTCAATCAACTGCTCTTTTAGCTCCATCGGTGCAGCTACATCATAGTCAATATCTGGATAGTCAGTAGCATCGGAGCGCAGGAAACGCGAGAACAGCAGACCATACTTAATCGGGTCAATCTGGGTGATACCGAGGGCATAAGCCACAAGGGAGCCTGCGGCGGAACCACGACCTGGACCTGTGAGCATACAATCGTTTGCTCGGTCAGCAATTGCCTTCATAGTCAAGAAATATTTTGAGAAACCTCGGTCATCAATAACAGTAAGTTCGTGACGGAGGCGCTCTGTATACTCTTTGTCGTTGTGGAAGCCTTTTACTCGCAAGCCCTCAATAGACATATTGACAAGTGCCTGAGTTGCGGTGTAGCCCGCCGGAACAACAAAGTCTGGAAGGCGAACGGTGTTGTCTGGCAGAAAGTCTTCGATACGCTGATGGGCGATTTCGTGAGTATGTTTGATCGACTGAAGAACAAGGTCATCGTCGTATTCAACTCCACACTCTGCGGAATACTTCTTGTAACTCTCCCACATTTGGTCGCCGTTCTTTGGGTAAAGCTCGTAACCAATCTCATCAACGTCAATTGGAAGTTCGGTGCTCTCATAAGACGGAGCAGCCTTTCCAAGCCAACCGAGGCGCTTGTAAAGCTCGCGGTCTTTCCACGCATCGCGGTTTGGATAGTGGCTGTCCGCCGTTGAGATGAGCCCAATACCAAACTCTTCATGCATCTTAATAATAAACTGATTTAGCTTGTGCTGCTCTGGAACGTTGTTCCATTGTAGTTCGCCATACCAGCGGTCGCCAAAGATGCTCACCATTTTGCGAGTAGTCTCGCGCATAGCGTTAAGAACAGCCTCATCACCTTCTTCGCGGTTCTCCCAGAAGTTTCCGGCATAAACACCGCCAAGGCAGGCAGAGGCGGCGATAACTCCCTCACTATACTTCGCAAGGAGAGCATAGTCCATGCGAGGATAGCGATAGAAGTTTTCGCTTTTATAACTCTCAGAAATCAGCTTAAAGATATTCTGAAGTCCTGTTTGATTTTGGGCGAGGAGGATAAGATGACGACGACGGCGCAATACATCTTGGACTTTCTTACTGGAGTTTTCGTCTTCTACAGTGGCACCACTCAACTCTGAACCGAGTGTCTTGGCACGCTTCTTGTCCTCTAGTGCTCTCTCGTACTCATCACGCCATTCAGCGATGGATGGAATGAAGTATGCCTCACAGCCGAAGATGGGTTTGAAGGTTTTACCCTGTTCTTTCATCTTCTTAGCGTGAAGCACTTGATGAGAAAGACCATTTGCATTTCCATGGTCGGTGAGAGCGAGAGCATCACAGCCGTTCTCCCAAGCAAAGTCCATATGGTCTGGCGGATACCCAAGTGCGTCAAATAGTGATCCTGCCACGCTGTGTGCGTGTAGACCTACAAACGGGATGCTGGAATTTGTGCGTTTACTCATCTTACCCTCCTCTAAAGTTATTACAGTGCGCGATTGAAAACAGTATCAATCTCAGTCAAAATCTCGGTTCTCGTCTTGGGATCAAGCTCAAGAACCTCTGTGACACGATAGCGCATCTGACCCAGCACAGTGCCGAATTGTCGCGTCTTAGCACGCTCCGCTTCAAGCTCCTGGGTCAAAGAATCAATCTGATTCTGAAGATCCGTTGTTGTGTTCGGTTTCACCGATGTTGTCTTTGTTGGCATTTTCTACTCCTAAACCATTCCATTCATGGTATTTTAATAAGCCCTTGTAGGGGCGTTGTATAGTCTTTGATTCCTCAGATGCAAAATAGCTGGTATAGCCTTCCCAACTGGATAAGTCATGATACCACTCCAACTCTTTTACATTTGACTCTAATATTATAACAGGTTTAAATACTTTGTCAAGGGAAAAATGACGTGCAGACCATCTTTTTTCAAGTGGAAGTCTTTCGGTTGGTATAGAGTCACCTGAATCCTTCCATTCTTTTGTCCCCTCTTTCCTAATCACTTGCCTGCTTTTAATAAAATCTTCGGGTCCAAATGTGAACCCCATATATTCGCCGTCTTTCACTGTTTTACCATTATAGCAGAAAAAGAAGTTGTTGTCACTAGAAATTAATTTTCTATGAACCCTCGGTGCGTTTTCGGGGTAGACGGAGAGTGGAAAAGAAACATAATATCTGTCTGGTGTGACCCAAACACTCATTTGGCGACTAATCCAATATGCCGTGTTAGCCCCATGTAGAATACTCCAAGCATAGCAGTCTACCCTGTCGCGATCTTTGGGGTGAACGGGCACATAATAAATTGGGATCTGTTTTCGGTGCTCTTCGGGTTTTACTGATAGCGTTCTACCATACCAAACTGGGTCTTGCACCATTTCCCCCAACCTGTGGCGGATTAGCGGCTGAATATCCTCATTACAAACAATCCAAATTGTCTCACAGCCCGCATAAGCGCATTCCATTACGCTTCTCTCCAAAGCGGTGTAGTTTTCTGCGATGGGCATCAACACATTGTCCCACTGAAAGCCAAAATCGTGCTTGTGCCCTGCTACAGGAATAATGCCTGCCAAGTGAAACGATGTTAATTTGACGGTTGGTTTGGGTTCCATTAAAATGCGTTCAAAAGCTTAGTTGAGTAAGAATTAATTTTTATAGTGTTCTCCGACATAATCTGTTCGGGTGTATCATAGCAAAATTTGACCTTTTTGGTGTTGCGATACTTCGACATAGGCGGAGGAACGATCTCTCGGGTCACAAAAGTGATTTTTGGCGAAAGCCACTTGAAAGGCTCAGGCGAGCGGTCTGGATAATTCGGGTTTTTGCCGTTTTTTGGACCTTTGATGCCTGCTTCCTTCATAGTCATTAAAATCTTGAAACGAGCATAAGTGTCGGAGTTCTGATAATCGTATTTTGCCTCGTTTGGCGTCATATATGAGATGGCTACCAAATCTTTAACACCTGGCTTTACATCAGGTCGCTTGGATTTGTATAAAAATATGTCTTTTACGAAGTTATCGTCGGTCTTGATGTAGTCCAGCGGGGTGTTACTGCCTTGGTTGATCTCAAACCAGTCCAACACTTGTGTTTTCTCATCTTTATTGTCTTTTAGTATGCTGGATAAGCCCGAAATGTTGGTATCGTCAAAAACTATAAGCTCCTCGTATGCCACCTCATAGACCCTGTTGCGCTCGGTGATGATTTTTAAGTGTTTTTTCTCAATATGGACTGATTTTGCTAAATTTGAAAAAGGCACCAAACCTGACAAAGACAGCAAAACCATAATCTTCTCGTATACTTGGCGTTTTGAGGGTCCAAATGTAGCAACCCCTTCGTCAGACATTTTCAAGTCATAACGCAGGGGCTCAATTTTAAGCAAACTAAGGTCGGTGTCTGGTTTAAAAAATTCAAATGGATGAACTTTACGTCTTTCGACATAAATCATCGGTATTTGATTATAAAAACAATAAAGTGCTGAACTTAGTGAACATCCAATTGCTATTTTTCCGTATCGGAACATTTAGTGTCTTTATTTTCTTCTTTAGTCTCGTTTTTCTGTTCTACTGACCCGGACACTTGTTGCTTCTCCTTTAAAGGTCGGTCATAGGTCATAAAAAAGTCGTGGTAGTGGTGCGCCAATTGTTTACTCCGTGATTTGTGCGATTACATAGTTGTCTAAGATGAGGTGGTGTTTTTGTCCGTCGTGTTCTACTTCCTCAATCATCGCACGATCCACGAGAATGCGTGTTCCGCTTGAGAGGCTATCAAAACGGCAGTCTTCGGCTGTGCTATGAACAACAGCAGAGCAGTATTTTCCCTCAACTTTTGTATAGTCGTCGGGAAGCAGAATTGTTGATTGTTCTTTTTTCTTTTCTCTCTCAACAAACTCTGGTGTGATTAGAATGTGTCTGTTAAATGGTTGTAGCATTTTCTTTCCTTGTTAATTATCCACATTTTGCGTAGCCGCAATCACGGCAGGTTAAGCAGCCTTCAAGATAAATAAGTCCGTCAGCACCGCACTCTGTGCAGGTCTTATCACTTGCTTTTGAGCCGTCAGTAATATAGTTTTTAAGCACCCTTGCAACACATTTGGCAAAGGAGAACATATCGCTGTCTCGGTCTTTTTGCATTTGCTCCACAACATACTGAATACTTGCTCCGTGGCGAAGAGACAGGGAAATAAGGCGCGTGAAGGCAGCATAGTTTGGATTATCGAAGACTTTGACGATATCCTTTACAACAATAGTATCACCATTTTTACCAACGCGCAAGTCATAAACAGAATTCTTTGTTTTTCGCGGATGCTTGACGAGAATGCCTTGGGTGTGCTTCGCGGGGATCTCAATTAAGTTGGATAGACCGCCCATAACTTCGTAAGGTTTGCCGTCAAGCATACCCACCAAAATAATCCACTTCTCTCCCTGAATAGTCGTGTGGTGGATGCTACAGGGCAACTCAGTTGGGCGTTTTACAGCTTGGTGCTGTGGGAATGATTCTTTCTCTTCCTCGGTGTTTGTGACAAGGACGCCAGTTCGGGATCCATCAACATAAACGGTGATGCCCTTAAGACCAAGCTTCCAGCCAAGCTGGTAAAGTCGAGAAACAACCTCTGGATCGGTGCCTTTTGGAAGGTTAATTGTAGAGCTAATTGAGTGGTCAATGTGCTTTTGAATTGTTGCCTGAATACGAACCCTTGTTTCCCAATCAATAGCATCAGATTCCGTGAAAAAGTCTGGGACTTCGGTTGTGTTGTTGGCTTCAAGATAAGCTCGAACATTATGATGGAAAACTTCATACTCAGTCCACTTATCGCCCAAGTCATCGATAAAATCTGCCTTGATATCAGTCTCGTTGTGAGACAGCTTGCGACGGCGGGTGTAAGAGTTTCGGAAAACAGGCTCAATACCAGAGGATGTCTGAGACATAATAGAAACAGAGCCGGTTGGAGCGTTTGTTAAGATTGAAATATTACGTCTTCCAAACTTGGCAATAAGTTCTTGGAGATTATTTGGCAAGCTTTGAATATAAGCGTTGTTCTTTTCCTTGTCCCAATTAAAGACTGGAAATGCTCCGCGTTCTTGGGCAAGATTGACCGATTCAGTATAGGCGGCAACTTTGAAAGTTGAGTAAATGTTGTCAATAACCTCAATTGCCTCATCGGAGTCATATGCGAGCGACAAACAAGCAAGAGCATCAGCCAAGCCGTGAGTTCCAAGACCAGTGCGACGACCATTTACACAAGCAGCCTTGAGGTTCTCCCAAAGTTCTACTTCGTCGGAGGTATCACACGCTTTAATGATATTGTCCAGTTTTTCAACTTCAAGCTCAACAAGATCGTCAGACAAACGCATAGCAGATGCTGCTACTTGGCTAAAGTGGTCGAAGTCAAAGAACGCAGTTTCTGTAAATGGGTTCTTGACGAAATTCTTGAGATTGACTGAAATAAGGCGGCAGGAATCATAAGCCGAGAGGGGAATCTCGCCACAAGGATTGGTACAAATCGTCTTAAAGCCATCGTCAGCATAAGACTCAGCAGGGAGATATTTTTCAATATTACCCCACATCAGCAATCCGGGTTCTGCTGTCTTAGTAGCCGATTCTACGATTTGCTGCCAGAGACTGGCGGCGTCGATTTCTCTCGTGTATTTTGGGCTTTCTGCATCAACAGGAAACCGAAGAGTAAATGATCCATTGTTCTGTACTGCCTCCATAAATTCATCACTAATTTTCACAGAAACATTTGCCCCTGTAACTTTTGTGAGATCGTGCTTCATTGTGACGAACTTCTCTACATCAGGGTGACGAATATCCATAGAAATCATGAGTGCCCCTCGGCGTCCGTTCTGACCAATCATACGACACACATATGAATATAAATCAGCAAAACTCCAAGCGCCTGTGGTGGTGCCTGCGGAGTTATTAACGGGAGTGCCTTCGGGACGAAGTTGGCTGAGATCAAGTCCTACACCACAACGCCTTTTAAATAGGTTGGCGAGGTCTTTGGAGGAATCAATAATTGCAGAAATATTATCCTCTGGAGAAGCAACGACAACACAGTTGGAGAGGGAGACATTGACATGATTGTTGCCGATGCCCATCATGGGAGAGCCTTGTGGAACAATATAATCAAAATTCTTAATTAAATCAAATATTTGTTCTCTTGTTAGAGCGCTGTTTCCGCCAAACTTTTCTTCAATTCGAGCAAATTCAGACGCGATACGATTATGCATATCGTCTGGTGTTTCCTCTAAAACTTTACCGCTTTTATCTTTAAGAGCGTATTTTGTTAGCCACACATTTGACGCTAACTCGTCGTTATTGAAGTAGTTCTTAAGTTTTCCCAATTTAATTCCCATCCTTGAATTGTTTATATCTTTCTTTTAATTTTTCTGACTGCTGTTTCGCGGCATTAACTTGAATTTCACCGATTGTTTCACCTGTCGAAGGCAGCACATCAATCTTAACTCTGCTGAGATCCATTTTGGCTGGATAAACAAGCCCATCTGGACCGAATCTGTTCTTGGCGACAAACATTCGCCCTGTATTATTATTTTTATCGTCGATTGTTCTGGACACTGAGCAAATAAAGTCAGCAACAAAACATTTGCTGTATGCCTCGGAGATTGCTTCCAAGGTCACGACTTCAGCATTTAGACCTGAACGATTAGTTTGAGATGCTGTCCAAACTGGACATTTATTTTCTTGTGCAATGGCTCGTAGTTCTTCATAGATTGATTCCAAGTCGTGCCTCTTCTCTCTCGTAACAGTAACAGGTTTTAGCAAGTCTCCATAGTCTACCAGAATCATGTCAGGCTTTATATCTCTTTGTTTGAGCTTTTCTATATGATTCTTGATCGTCTGAGTGCTGGCAGACTTCGTTGGGTACTCTTTAATAATTAGCTTGCCAGGGACTTCAAGCACCTTTTCATAAATCATTTCTTTAAAAGAATGCATCTCGGACAGAGAAACTCCAGTAATACAGCTATCATAGCGAATACCAATACTTGTCTCTTGTAGCTCAAGAGTATAATGAATGACCGTCTTTCCTTTCAAAAGCGCCTGGGCTCCAAGATGGACGAGCACCATAGATTTACCTGCTCCTGTAGGCGCAATCACAACACCAAGCTCGCCGTTTCCAAGACCACCTCGACAGAGATTATCAACTTCATCCCAACCCGTGCTAATTGGGTCGCGTGCTTTAATCTCAAATCGTCTTTCAAAATCTGCTACATAATCATATCCAAAATCTGAATTACTGCCAAGCTTGACAGCCTCAGTGATCACTTTTGCCACTTCATCGTATGAGGAGCTTTTTAACAAACCAACAGACTTGATCATAGCCTCTTTTAAAGTTTGTTTTCGGCAAAAATCAAGCGAAGTGTTCTTTATAAACTCTTCATCTCTTACATCGGTGTTATAAATTCTTGAAAAGTAATCTCTGGTTTGCTTTTTTACTGCGTCTGTCTCATCCTCCAACTCAGTGCGAAGAATCGTCAAGAGAATCTTGGCAGTTGGATGAACATTATATTTTTCTTTGTAGTCAAAAATTCTGTCTACGAATACTTGCAGATATTTCAGTTCAAAATACTGCGTCTCCAGAACCTCTTGGATTTGGTCTGAAAAAGCACGATCTTGTAAGATGAGTGCGGCAAGTCCCTCTTGAAAAGACTTGCCATATTTGCTAAAATTAACTTTGTCTTGAGCGGTCAAACGTCCACCTAATTTATAAATTACATAGGTATTATAACACGGCTGGACAGAGTGTCAAATATTTTATTCAATATCTTCGTACCATTCTTCCATGAATGATTCGCCGGTAATCTCTTCCAGTTTTTTAATCATCTTCTCCATATTCACTCTTACAACTTTTCCAGTTCGCGTGTTTTTGGAGAAATACTGCCACTCACCTTCTGGGGTGTGAGGAGAAATTTGTGTCACATTTTGATTCGAATCGCTAACAAACACTTCCGCATGACCAGATACAATTTTAGAGTATATGTGTGCGTGTCCGACAAATAGAGGTGGATCAGTTTTACTGGTACTTCCATCTTCTTGATAGCAATTTAGCGCGACATATCCTTCTACTGTCACATCATCCTCCACAGTAAGTGTACCGCTCATAATTGCGTCACCATTAACATCAAGCGTGGCATTTGCAGCCACGCCAGTTTTTCTAATACCAACTCTTTGGTTTTGACCGAAAACTCTAATTGTGTTTTGATTATTAGTTCTGAGAATAATATCTTTTACATTCTCATTCTCAATAAAAAGGTGCTCATTAACATTAATCTGCATCGCAGCAGCCATATTGCCATCTTTATAAAAAGCAATTTCTTTTAGATTGTCCGCATCTCGCGTATGTAGCACCATTAGCGCTTGTGCTGAACCTGTTAGTTCAAGAGAGCCTGTCAGGACTGCTCCGTAGTTGTTAATAACGAGTCTTTGAGTGCCGTCTGTCTCCAAACTAATTTGGTCTTGTTCAAAATCAATGCCGGTGTCGGCATCGTCCTCAAACTTAATGTCTCCGAACTCTCGTTCGTCTCTTGAAAATTTATAAGCCATATTATAATTAGTTCTTAAAAAAAAGGATGCCCCCCGCAAGGAGGGGCACCCAGGAATATTCAATCGAAATTGAAAAGGAGTATGATTAGATGATACCCCAGTTGTTAGCCTCAAGGTAGACGAAGCTGGCAGCAGCGTAGTCAGACTCAAGTTTGACTTCTGTAAGTCCATCGATTGTGTGTGAACCTTGACGAGCAACAGTAAGACCGTTTCCGTCACCTAAGTTTCCAGCCTTAACGACAACAACGTCGCCAACGGTTGGAGAACCAGGAAGCTGAACAGACTTAGCAGCAGAGCCAGTGTAGAAGTTGTAACCCTCAGAGAGTGAGTTTCCATCATCAACCACGCGAACGTCACCAGACTGTACAGAAAGAACACCGTTGCTAGCAGCAAGACCAGCACCAGCCATAGCGGACACGAGATCAGCAATAGACTCTTTCTTGGAGCTATCGTCGGTAGCGTCAACAATAGCAATGCTATCAGCAGACACATCAACAGTAGCAGCAGTCAACTCATTAAGATCAAGCTGGAGAGCGTTGGAGCTATAAGCAAGACCGTCGCCAGCAGCGTTAGAATTAATCATAGAACCTTCAACTGCGTTAGCAGCGATAGTGAGAGCACCGCCGTCAGCGATGGTAGCGTCACCGCTAACAACACCAAAGTAGTGATCGCGAAGGGAATCAAGACCAACTCTCTTAAGAGTGCCGCCGTCAGAAATTAAGAACTCGTCCTCATCAGCAATGTCTGCGTGAGCCAATTCAGCTTGACCACTAATAACATTGTCGTTGAGCATTCCTTCTTCGACTGCTCCAGCAGCGATGGTAAGAGCACCACCAGCAGCAATTGTAGCATCACCAGAAACATCACCGAAGTACAAGTCGCGTAAGTCAGTAACACTTTCTTTCTTCATGAGACCGTCATCAGCATCAAGGAAGTAAATGGAGTCAGCATCAACAGCAGCAGCATCAGCAACGCCGTCAAAGCGAACAGTACCGGCAGCGAGAAGGTTACCAGAACCAGAAAGCTGAACAGCAGTAATGTTACGAGAATCATCGATGACGAGTCCGTCTTTAACCTCGTAAGACTCAAAGTTAGCTTTGAGACCTTCAACGTCAGCAGAAGCAGAAAGATCGCCTGCGATGCGGAGTTCGTTGTCAGCAAGCTGAAGAAGATTAGAATCAGTTGAAGTTCCGATATATCCAGAAGAGTCAACTGTGACACCGCGACCAGCGAGACCAGTAGAACCAGAAACAGCACCAGCGGAAGCAGCGAGGTTTCCACCAGAGAATGTACCAGCACCTGCGACAACGAGCGAGCCGTTGTTAAGGGTTAAGAGGTCGTTGTCTCCGGCTGTGCCGATGACACCACCTGTGTCGATGCGAAGACCTGCGCCATCAATACGAGCAGAAGCAGACATAGCGCCAGCGACTGCGACGTTGCCAGCGGTAAGTGTTAAAAGGTCAGTATCTGTAGAAATACCAACTTTACCACCAACGTCGAGTTTTAAATCACGACCAGAAATCACCTCTGAGCCGGAAATTGTTGTGACGTTGGCAAGAGCGCGAGTAGAGCTAATGATAGTGTTACCATCGTGCTTTAACTCGAATTCTCCAGAGCCATCATCCTTGATGTCAATGGATCCCTCTTGATCAACAGCACCGGACAAGATAGCAGGTCCGTGTTGGAATAAATAAGCCATATTTTGTTTATCTCCTATAAGTTAAAAATATGTGAATGTAGTTACCCACCTAAAGAGCCGTTTTATAAAAACGACTCAATAAATGTGTTACCCATCCACCCATATATAGGAGAAAGATTTGAAGAGTGAATATTTTTTGTATCTTCTGTGAAAAAAAATTAGAAGATATAAAATTTAGTCAAACCATCTGTATAAATCTGGATTGAGGCGTAAGCTGACTCTAACTTAACTTGCCCCTGACCATCAATTGTTTGCCCAGGCACAGAGCAAGAAATAATAATATTTTGTGCTGGAGCTACACCGCCCTCGTCTTTAAAAACCCAAGTTTGTCCATCGGCTGCTGTAGCCGCATCTGGAAGTGAAAAAGTAAAAGAACCTCCAGTAGAGTCTGCCGCAAGATAATAGTCAGCGGGAGTTACTGTGTAGTCACCAGTTCTGACAAAACGCTTATGAATCAAGCCGCCACTCAACTCTGCCACACCAACAACATTAAGAATACGTGCGTCTGGGGCGCTGCCACTAAAGAGGACGCTCGCGGTTGCAATCTGTGTTCCATCATCGGAGCCTGAGAAAATACCATTCCCAGTTCCGTTTCCGTTACTTGCGGTGTATGTGTTAAACGAAGCTGTGGTTGTAAACGTTGACTCTAAAGATCTTTGATATCCTCTTGGTAGTTTTCCACCAAAACCTCTTCCGAATCCCATTAGCCGACTCCCAAAGAGCCAGTCCAATTATGCTGTAATTGATTTTTGTGAATACCAGTCATGCCTGCAATAACAGAAGCTGAGGATGAAACGGCTGAATGCGCCATCAGATAAAGACGACTAACTTTATAATCTGCGGTAAAGCTCTCATCGTTAAAGAGTACAATATAGTTGGTGCCCTTTACACCATTCTCTGAGAAACCAAGACGAAGCGGAGCGTCTGCTAAATCGACTGAGATTTCGTTCTTTACAATAATAAATTTTGACACTCGATCAAAATCGATTTGTAGGACGACTGGATCGCTGGCGAAGTCAGGTCCAGGGTTGATGTCAAGCGAGGCTGTAGCGTAAGGACTCGAACTAACTTGGAACGAGCCTACATTATGTAGCCCTGCCTGATATGAGTTAAATGTTGACACTATTACTCCTTAAGATTTTGTTGTTCTTTTATCGACTGCATCTTATCATAAGCTTCGCGCTTTGCGTCGGAGAGCTTGCCGAGATAATCATTTCGTCTCAATACTTTGAAAGCGAGGTTTTCAACAGAGTATGCACCAACAGTTTCTAATCCTGTTTTTCTCATCTTGCGAATCTTTTCTTTTAGCTTGTCCGCATACTTTTCAGCTTCCTCGTACTTGCCGTCATCGATAAGAGGTTGGAGACGATCAATCTGGTCCATAAGACCTGCTGCCTTTTTCTTTACATTATCTTTGTCAAAGTCTTGCTTGTCAAGAACTGGTTTCTTAATCCACTCATCATTTGAAATAGAGTAAAGTCCTTGTGCTTCATGTGGGTCGTTGACATCTTGAACATAGATCTCGACCTCGTAGCCTTTGATAAGAATATCGTGGAGACGGTTCCAGATGGACTTCATCGCGTTGAAGTATTCTCTGACTAAATCTGTCTTATCGTCAACATCAGAGAAGTCTACAAGAATATGAAGGTCTACATCTGAAAATTTAGAGTAGTTGTGAGCAGCGAGAGAGCCTGTAAAGGTAATGTCGTCATACTCCGCATCACCTACTTCAAGTGAGTTCCAAAAATCATTTGCGATTGCAATCAACTTTTGCCTAATCTCAGGATCAAGTCTGTCGTCTTCTTGGTTCCAAAAGTCTTTGTTGAGTTCGTCGTGAAACTCAAAGCTTGATAAGTCTACATCCTCTGGATCGTTTTGTTCGTTGATAAAGTTTTTAAAGTTCTTAACAAGAAATTCGGAGTTCGGCTGTGTGCTAACCGAATCTCCGAATGTTTGTCTCCATTTATTATAAAGTTTCATACTAATAAATAGTTTTATCTTCGCGAATCTGCTACAATCTTATTCATCCAAGCGTACATATCAACGAAATTAACAACACCAAAACCATCTTCAATCATCATAGCCTTGACAGTTGTTTTAGCAAACTCTGCCTCAAAGTTGTCGAGGGCATAATTAATTTTCTTTCTACCCTGAACACTTACACTTGGAGTGTAAAGCTGCATAAGGCGATAGTTCTCTTCTACCCTGTCTCGGTTTTCAAGAACATTAGTATACGCCTTAACCTTGCCTGCATGTTGTTGCGAGTATTCCATCAGCGTGTCGATATCATAAGACACATCTTCCGATAAGAACGGAAAACGCTTGGAGATAGTTGGAAGCCCAACTCCACCGACGCCTGGAAGGTTATCTGACTTATCACCAGCAATCGCACGGGCAAGAGCAAAGTTCTTTGGGTGGATGCCGTGCTCTTCGACAAGGCTCTTTTGATTAACAATCTGTTTTTGAATGGGGCGGAAGACGATGGTCTCTCCATCGCACAACTGAAAGAAGTCTTTGTCAGAGGACACAATAACTTTTTGCCATCCAGCAAAGCTTGGATGCTGAACAACCACACTAATAATGTCGTCTGCTTCTACGGCTGGCAACATAAGCTGGACAATAGGCAGTTCGTTTAGATACTCCACAAGTCTTGTCTGTTGCCAGATCTTGTTTGAAACTTCTTCGTTCTCGGTGAGGTTACGAATGTCTCGGTTAAGACGGATAGGTTTTCGACCTTCTTTGTAGCCCTTGTTCTTGGACTTGCGCCTTTGACTACCGCCCTCACCATCCCAGCAAATTACAACTTGGTCAGGCTTTGTTTCCCTGATAAGCTTCTGGAGGGATTGTAGGAAACCTTTCAATCCTCCGATGGGTTGTCCGTTTGTAGATAAACTTGGGTTCACAATATAGTTGCGGAACATCAAGTTGAGAGCGTCAATTACAAGTAGTCGTTTCATAATATAGATGGTGCTTGAGGCGGGAATCGAACCCGCATGCTCAGATGAGCGAGGGATTTTAAGTCCCTTGTGTCTACCTATTCCACCACTCAAGCATGATAATAATATAGCATTATCCTTAATCGTTGTCAAGGATTTTATTAAAAAAAATGCCCCCAAGAAGGGGGCGATTTATTTGTCATCGACGATGACGACGATGCCTCGCGTGGCGTGGAGGAGGCGCTGGTCGCTTTCGACCTTGAACCCAACGAACGTGTGTACGGGGGTGGCGATTTAGCATATGGCGATCCACATACTTAACACTCCAAGTTCCACGAACCCAGACACCATTGGCACGATAATAGCCTGGGGTCCAGACCCAAGCCTTAACTTGGTGGTGAGGCACTTGAACATGCGGTTGAGGGGGATGAGCGTGTGCAACACACCCAGAAAGAAACGCTCCAAACAGAGCGGCGGTAATAAGTGATTTCATCGTTTTAACTCCTGTTCTATAGACGAATAATTAGTTTTTTTATTCATCTTTTTCTTCATAAAAATCTGCTGCGTTTCCTTCACGCTTGTCAAACTTATAGATAACTTCCTCGTCCATAATCTCATAGACTCTCGCACGGAAAGCTTCATCAGTCATACGCTCAGTCCACTTTGTTGCTTGGAACTTTGCACCCAACGGATTTCCAGTGGAGTCCATAAGAGTATACCAAGCACCTGTGCGAACAAGGCTGGAGGAAGATCCAATAGCATCAAACAAACTCTCGTCGTCTTGGATGCCAATCTCGTCACCCCAAAGGATGCGGAAGTTACATTGTCGCCCTTGAGTTCCAAAGCGAGACTTCTCAAGCTTAACCTTAACCTCCGAACCGATGCGGAACCCCTTATCATCTACAACAAAAGATGCCTTGGCTTTTCGCCCAGTCAACCAGATGCGAAGCGAGTAGGCATAAATCATAGCCTTTCCGCCTGGAGTGACATAAGGAGTTGTCAAAGCCTCAGAAGGTGAGCGAGTGATATTAGACTTCAACTGGTTCAGCACCAAGAAGGTAGACTGTGAGTTTGCGATAGGCACAGTCAACTTAGACATACCCTTCGCAAGAATACGAGCCTTTACAGCCATAGAAGACTGCGGATTAAAATCGCCTTCAATATCTGAGATGGCTGGTGTCAAAGCCAGCGAGTCCCAAATAAACAACATACGGTTTTCGTTGTTGGCAAGAAGGTCTTCAATAGTCTCCAAAACAAACTCGACAGAGGTTGCCTGAACATAAAGAAGTTGATTCAAGTCACAACCTGCTCGCTCCAAGAATGATGGGTCAATCGCAGACTCTGAATCAAAATAAATAACATCAATGCCCATCTTTTGAGCATTCGCAGCAATCTGTGCTGCCATATAAGATTTGCCTGTCGCCTCAAGACCTGCAATCTCTACTACCTTGCCAACAGGAATACCAGAAAGTTGACCACGGCAAACAATAGAGTCCAGCCAGCGAGAGCCAGTTGGAATCCAATCTTTTACCTCAGTAGGGTTTTGCTCGGTCAAGTCGTGTGCGACATTAAGACCAGCCCTCTTATTAATGAGGGCACGCATATCAGACAAGTTTAACTTGCCAGCTTTTGTAGTTTTAGCTTTCGCCATTCTCATTTAATCTCCAATATAAAGGTGTGAGGCACCTGATAACCCTGTGCCTCCCTGTGGGCGCGGGGATTACGCTCCCATGAGTTCGTTGAAGGCAGCATCAACAGAGGATACTGTATCAGTGGAGGGAGGAGGGGTTGTGGTATCAGTGCCCTCGTTGGTGCCTTCTTCACCAAGCAGGTAAGCATCTAACATAGCGCCTACATCTGCTGGCGTCTTACGCTCAAAGAGCGTGTCGAATTCTGGAATGCTTTCAAGCAATTCCGCGCAGCGGTCATCACCGCCAACTGCCTCATCGCAGAGAACAGAAGAGCGACGACGGGGAGTGAGCTTCGTTTGAGGGAAGCTTGCTCCGGGGGGTTTACCGTAGTGGAGAACGAGATCAGTTCCCGTGTCCGTGTCGGTAATGTCTCCGTATTCTGGGTTAAGAACAAGGTTAAGCAATTGCTCGTAGACCTGTTTGCCATATCCCCAGATACGAACACCTTTATCTTCCTCGCCTCTTACGAGAACGGGGGAGAAGAATCGTTGACGTGCCATAAGCGACTTCGCCATCTTAATGCTTTCTTCGGTGCCCTCGTTGAAGAGCTTACGAACAAAGTCGTTAAGTGGGTCTTCCTCACCGAAGTTCTTCTTCGGGCTAAGGAAACCTGGGTTATTGCCCACATTATAGTGGAACCAGAAATCCTTGAAGGGGTCGCCATCGGCAGTAGGGACAATACGAATAGTCTGTTCGCCGTCTTGTGGACGCCAGAATGTATCGCGGTTGCCTCCGCTGCCTCTACCTTCGAGCGCTGCCTTGCGCTCTCTCATTTTATCTAGATTAATTGCCATTTTTATCTCCTTGTTGGTTTGTGACTGGTTGGTCTAGAGTCAAAGCGATAAATCTCTCGCTTTGCTGTTATAGATTGTAACATAGTTTTATTCTTCTGTCAAAGAAATTTCAAAAAAATCTGGGTCGAGTGGAATGGTGACGGTAAATCCAGTTGCCAACTCACACTGACAGCCTTCGCCATCAAGTGCAATGAAGTCTCCCATAAAGAGGACGCAAGTGATTTCACATCGCCCAACTTGCTTGCCAAGGTCCATGCCATTTTTATAAACCTGGAATGCAGCAAAAGTGCTGACCATCGAAAGAACAAACAGAGTAGTCATTCTTTTCCAGTGGTTTTTAAGAAAGGTTAGTGCGGTTTTCATATAAATCCTAATTGTTGGTCTTCTCGGTGTTTACAACCAAGTAGCCGTAGTTTTGCTCGTAAGAGGTAGAGTAAACCTGAAATCCGGCACGAACTTCTTTGCCAATGTTTTTATTAATATTGTCGGTTAGTGTTCGCAAAAGCTTTCCGTCTGTTTCTAAAACTTTTGAGTTGATAGCATAATAATAACACTTCTCTCGGATGTTGTCAAGGGAAAAAAACAATTTTTCTTTGCCCTCGTCCACATTTAATATTCCAAGTGTGGAAATGCGTGTTGTTTCTGCCGTGTCAAATGGGGTTGCGTGGATTGCCTCTTGGTGGTTGTAAACATTCACCATATGAAAGGTGGAGACAATAAGGTCGTTCAATTTATCGTAGTAGCCGATGATTGGAACCTCGCCAAGGATTTCCTCTACTTTCTTGTTGTCTACAAGAAAGATGCGATTGAATAGACCGGAGCGAGTGTATTCTTGTAGAACATTTCTTACAACGCGCTCCTGCATAATGTTCGTGTGCCCAAGGAATTCCAAGTCTGGTTTGATATAAAGAATACTGACATTCTTATCTTTCAGGTTTTTCAATATCTGAAGAGAAGCACCAGAGATCATACCCGACCCAGACAGCACGAAAAGAATATCGTCTGTGGCTTTACTGAAGAAAGTCTTCATTGAACGGATCGCCTTCTCATATTCCTCGGGGGTGCCTCGTTTCTTAATAAGATGGCAGTTCTTGCTTTTTGAATTTAACCCCTCGGAGTCAATCTTGAAGATCTTGTACTGAGGATATTCAGCGAACTTATCCGCAATAGCACAACCGGCTTTTCCAAGCCCGATTACTGTGTCCATTCAATCCTCCTCATATCCCCGTAAGATTTGCCAGCGCTAAGGTTAACCTGAAACTTGCCGAGAGGTGTTTGAGAAAAAATATTTAATAACTCCTCCACCAACTCTCTTTCGCTATCATCAAAGTCTATAACAATACTATCATGAAGTGTGAAAGAAATAAAGGAGTTTTTATCTTTAAGTTTCTCGGCAATTTTAAATGCTCGTGACAACACGATATCGCTGGTCGTGCTCTGTATTAAATAGTTTAGTGCGTGGTGTTTGTCCGCTGGAATTACACGATCCATCGGAGTTATTACAACTTGTCCGTTCCAGTATTTTCTTAAAACGCTCTCGCGTTCGTAAACACGATTGGAAGCAAAGTCTTTTGACTGAGGATTGTAAAGCCAAGCAAAGATGCGCTTCTTTGCTTCTTCTCTGTTTCCAACTCCGCTATACACATTGTTTAAGTTCCAAGTGTGGAGATCCTCTGTTGGTTGTTCTTTACCACTAAGACCGAGCAGGACGCGAAGCTCTGCTGCGTTGTAGTCAAGTTCTACAAAGTAATCGTTTGTTGGTTTAATGATACAGCGGTAGTCGCTATCAAGCGTGAGGATTGGAAAGTAATGTTTGCGGGTTGTCATACGCCCAGTCTTCGTGCCCCACATATTGTAGTTCACATACGGCTTTGTATGTCTGGACTTGTTGATGAAGTTGCGAACTTTAAGTTGGTGGCTATCGCGGGCAACCTCTGAGTAATCAAGATTTAGTTTTCTCTGACTAATGTCGTAGATCATTTCTGCTAAGTTTCTAAGAAACTCATAGTTCGCAGGCTTGGTGTAAGTCTTGACGATATGGTCCGTGATTTTGTTTTTGACCTCGCAATATTCAAGGAGAAACCGTTGAGGTACAAGGTCAAAGAAGCAGTGGATGTCCATACTTATTTTGGCGGTAGAAAATGACTTGTAGAAGGCGTTCAAGCGAGTGTTAATGCTGTCCCAGCGGTGTCTAAGAAAATCAGGGCAAACTTCATTTAGCGATTTACCACCGACGAATAACGAGGCGATAAGAGCACCTTTTTGTGAAAAGACTGGATTGTAGTTCCAAGTCGCAGTTACAGCGTCGAAGTCAAATTCTTCGCAGTCGTAGATAAGTTTGCCGTCGTGATAAATGCCGACGCAGTGTCTTTTATCGTCTAATGTTTGGATTAACAAGTAGCACTCTTAGTATCCGCCGCCAGAGGAGCCACCGGATGTAGATGGTCCTATTGTATCAGAGGATGTTGAGGAAGTCAAGACCGTAGTAGTTTGCAGTGTTGTAGAAACTTTACTGCCGACAGGGAACCGCAAAGTTTTAAAGATGTTACTAATATAACTCTTTGCAGCATCAATGCCAAGTGTTTTATGTAAGTCTTGCGAATTTTTTACAACTTTCTTAATTCTATGGTTGCTTAAGGGATTATCCATTTCAAAATTCATCATCTGCGGATAGTAAGAAATCCAATAAGCATCGTTGTACAATCTATCCATTTGTTCTTGGGTGAGCTTT